GTATTGGATATGGCAGATTTGGATGGAAGTAACAATGTAAGAATGATACTCAGATTTACAAGTGCAGTTCAATTCGGTATTGCATCTGATTTAGTAGAGTACGCAGCATAATTAATTAATTAATCAACAAATTAGGGTAGGTGGAATATATCTGCTTACCCTTTTTTTTTAAAACATAAAAAACAATGGCTTGTACATTAACAACTGGTAGAAAACTACCTTGCAAAAGTGCTTTTGGTGGCATTAAAAAAGTATTCTTTGCTGATTATGGTGACCTTACTGCAATCACAGTAGATGCACCAACTGGTGAAGCAACGTTTACGGGAACACCAACTTGGTATGAATATGATGTAAAAGGTAATTCATCTTTAGAAACTACTGTAACAAGTAGCCGAGAAAATGGAACTACTTTTTATACTCAAACTTTAAACCTTACATTAACATATCTTGATGCTTTAACGCAACAAGAACTACAAACACTTGCAGTAGCAAGACCATATATTGTAGTAGAAGATTACTATGGAAATAGTTTCTTATGTGGCTTTGAAAATGGTATGGAATGTACTGGTGGTACAGTCGTAACTGGCGCAGCAGCGGGTGATTTAAGCGGCTTTACACTTACCTTTGAGGGTATGGAAGAAACTGCACCATATTTCCTTGCATCAGCAGTAACTGGAGATGCAGCACAAGTAGACCCAACTGCGTAATTAATATTTTTTTTAAATTAGAAGCATCCTTAATCGGGTGCTTTTTTTTTGTTTTTACAAATTAGTATTTTTTATACGTTATATAAGTAATGATATTATTTAACACAACTGCCACAAATCAATTTACTATAATACCTAGAGATTATGTATCAAGTGCATATATGACTATTAGAGATGATAGCACAAATGTAACTGTTGATTATACATTAGTACCTAGAGTTGCTGGTGTTGGTAATATTGAAATTGTAAACGATACCTACAATGTATATAATGATACCTATTCAAATTTAGTTGAGGGGCATTTTTATGATTTAACAATATATTCAGATGTAGCAAAAACAAATGTAATATATAAGGATAGGATTTTCTGTACTGCACAAAAAGCAGAAATTGATGCAGATAACAATTATTTCTATAAAGTAAATAAAGACCAATATACAGAATACGATGGTTTCAATAATGACTATATTGTAATATGAGAAAAAGAAACGAAAAAGGACAATTTAGCAAAACAAAAGTATCAGAGTTTGGCTTTGTAAATTTAAGTACATACACATCACCAGAGGTTAAAGAAGTTAATGGTGCTGATTGGATTGAATACGGGGCTGATAATAATTATTTTCAATTCCTTATCGATAGGTATAATGGTTCACCTACAAACAATGCTGCTATAAATGGTATCTCACAAGCTATTTATGGTAAAGGTTTAAATGCTACAGATAGCAATAGAAAACCTAATGAGTATGCACAGATGGTTTCTTTGTTTAGAAAAGATGTAGTGCGTAGAGCTTGTTATGATTTAAAGTTAATGGGGCAATGTGCAATACAAGTTATCTATTCTAAAGATAGAAGCAAGATTGTTCAATTAGAACATATGCCTATTGAAACATTAAGAGCAGAAAAATGTGATGCAGATGGTAATGTACCAGCATATTACTATTGTAATGATTGGGTAAACATTAAAAAGAGTGATAAACCTTTAAGAATACCAGCCTTTGGTATGTCTAAAGAAAGCATAGAGATATACTACATCAAACCATACAAGAGTGGTTTTTATTACTACTCACCAGTAGACTATCAAGGTGGTTTGCAGTATGCAGAGTTGGAAGAAGAAGTATCTAACTACCATTTGAACAACATAATGAATGGTTTAAGCCCATCAATGTTAATCAACTTTAATAATGGTACACCTAACCAACAAGAAAGACAATTAATAGAAACAAAGATTGCACAGAAGTTTTCTGGAACTAGCAACGCTGGTAAATTCATTTTAGCTTTTAACGATAACAAAGAAAGTCAAGCAGAAATAACACCAGTACAATTAAGTGATGCACACAACCAATACCAATTTTTAAGTGAAGAAAGCACAAAGAAAATAATGGTTGCACATAGGATTGTATCACCAATGTTATTGGGTATAAAAGATAGTAGTGGTTTAGGAAATAACGCAGAAGAAATAAAGACTGCATCTTTGTTAATGGATAACACCGTTATAAGACCATTTCAGGAACTTTTAATAGATTGCTTTGATAATATACTTGCCTACAATGATATTAGCTTAAACCTATACTTTACAACGTTACAACCATTAGAATTTACTGATGTAGATAAAGATTTACAAAGTAAAGAAGATATTGAAGAAGAAACGGGTTATGAGTTTAGCAAAGAAAAAACTGAACTTGATAATGTATTAGAAGAATTAGGTGAAGAAGAAGATTTAAGTGAATGGACTTTAATTGATGAAAGAAAAGTTGATTACGATGATGAAGAAGCACTTGATTACCAAATAGACCAACTAAACAAAAAAAACAAAAGCACACTATCTAAAATATGGGAATTTGTATCAACTGGTACAGCAAGACCAAACGCAAAATCTGAACAAGATAAAGCGGTAAAAGATGTGGCATTTAAAGTAAGGTATCAATATTCACCTTTAGAAGAAACGTTTAACAAAGAGGGTGAGAATGTCACAAGAAGTTTTTGTGAGAAAATGATAAAAGCTAAAAAGATATACCGCAAAGAAGATATTGAATTGATGAGTACAAGGGCAGTAAATCCAGGTTGGGGTGCAGAGGGTGCAGATACCTATTCTATATGGCTTTACAAAGGTGGTGGCGCTTGTCATCATTTCTGGACACGCAAAACTTATATGTTCACATTAGATAGCAAACGCATTGACGTTAAATCACCATTAGCACCAACAATAAGTGTAAGGGAAGCTAAACGAAAAGGTTTTAAACACAAAAGAAACAATCCTTTAGTGGGAACAAAACCAATAGATATGCCTAATGAGGGTTTTTTACCAACTAATAAAAGAAGATAGATGGCAACAGTATTATTTATAAATAGAACCGATTTAGTAAGGAACTCTATCATTGATGGAAATGTAGATACTGATAAATTCATACAGTTTATTAAGATTGCACAACAGATAGACATACAACAAATCATAGGTACAAATATGTATACTGGTTTGACTGATGCTATTGTTGCTGGAATTGATTTACCAGCAAATGCAAGATGGAAAACTATTCTTGAAGATTTTATTGTTGAAATGCTTATATGGTATGCACAAGCAAACTACATTCCTTTTGCAGCTTACCAAATTAAAAATGGCGGTGTATATAAACACACATCTGAAAATGCACAAACTGTAGATAAAAATGAGGTTGATTTTCTAGTAGAAAAAGCAAGAACCAATGCAGAATGGTATTCAAGACGTTTTATAGACTTTATGAGTTTTAACCAAGCTACATATCCAGAGTACACAAATAATGTGAATGATGATATTTATCCGAGTTATGAAGCAACGTTTAATGGATGGGTACTATGAGTTACAAACCAAAGGCAAAGAACATTGAGAAATTAAAGGTATTTCTTAAAAAGAAAAAAAAGAAGAAGTAATGGCAAACGAAATATATTTTAAAAGTTGGTGGGGTAGAGGTGTTTGTGATAACTCTGTAAATTGGGGTTTAGTCTACAAAGAATATGCTGGGTGTAGTGCAGTACCAGCATTACTTTTAACCTTACAAGCAAGGGCAACATACTATGAGAATGTTACTTGTACAACTGCAACTTTAGATGAATTAGAAAATATACAATAATGAGCAACCTTTTAGATAAAGCATCAATTATATTAACACCAACTGCGTATAACAATGGAGAAGCACTATGTGTAAAGCCAAGTGATGGAAGTGGTGATTTCGACTTCAGCAGAAATTCAGCAGCTACAAGAGTAAACGCTCAAGGGTTAGTTGAAAACGTACAAATACTATCTGGTAATTTAGTGCAGAACGGCGATTTTAGTGAGGAAGGTGTACAAGAGGTTAGCAACGGCTCGTTCTCACAAGAGGGTAGCGAATTAATTACCAATGGCGATTTTAGTAATGGTTCTACGGGTTGGAGTAAGTCAACACAAGTTACTATTGAAAATGGTGTAGCTAATATAATTTCTAATGATGGTAGCTTTCAAG